GCTTGTGCTTGTTGTTGTTGTCTACCACCTAATAAACCACTAGCACCTCGTAATCCTTGTAATGCTTGACCTGGCGTTATTTTGAAAGAGCTAGGTGCTGCCTGTATGTCAGATCCAGAAGATAAAACTACATTACCATTTGCATCTAGGATAATATCTCCTAATTCTCCTGGCACTATGGTTGCCTGTGGTGTTGCTCCACCGCCATAAAAACCACCTGGTTGCATATCAGCATCACCAAGCGATCCACCCATATTAAAATCTTCACCTGTGTAATAACCACCTTCACCCATGTTGAAATCTTCGCCTGTGGTAGCAAACTCACCACCACCTAATTGACTACCTAATTCAGCACCAATTTGTTGACCAGCATAAGCCTTGCCACCAGATACAAGAGCTTCTTCTAAAGTTCCACCTTCTTCGTATGTGTCTACACCTTCAACAATAGGCAATGCCCATGCGTTTCCTGAATAAATTAAAGCAGCTTTAGTAGCTGCTTTTACAGGATCATTTACTATTTCTTGTACTTGGTTTTCTACGACATCACCAGCAAACTGACCGACATCTTCTACCGCGCTACCAACAGCACTAACGGCATCGCCTACGAATCCTCCACACATAATTAATCCTTTAAGTGTTTGACTGTATTAAAGCCAACAGTTTTATAACCTAGTCTCTCATAAAACTGTCTGGTTTTATCCATGTCTACTGCTGTTGTTTGTCCTAAGTGCAGATCATCTGCACCCATATCTTTAGCCCATGTTTCTAGTGATTTTACTAGTTTAAGTGCTGCTCTACTACCTCGATACTCAGGTAATACAAAGAATCCTAAATCGCTTACTCTTTTACGATTACTAAAGAAATACTCATGGGCTAGACCTGATATAAACCCAACAATTCTGTTGTGTTCTATTGCGATAAATCCGACTGCGTTAGGATTCTTAAATAACTGTAGAATCTTGTGCTTTTCTGGTATTGCGTAAGCAAACTCTGCCTCGGCTACCATTTTAGTAACTAATTCAAAAAACTCATCTAAACGATGTAGGGTTAGTTTTTCAACTATCAGAAGAAACCGCCTCCCAATAATCCACCAAGTGCTGCACCGCCTAACGCACCATAAGTACCACCAATTTGAGTTGGGAACGCTTGACCTAATGCATATCCACCTAGACCGCCAGCAATTCCACCACCAAGGATGCCTACACCCCGATTCTGATAAGTAGGAACATCTGTGGTTCTTGTTCCATATTGACCTAATGGAGTGCCATAGACCGATGACAGATAGCCTTGGAGTTGCTGATAGGGTAACTGTTGTCCGAACTGATAACGAGCCAATTGCTCTTGTAGAGGTTGTGCAGCGATTGCCTCTTGTTGCGCGCCAACTTGAGCCAATGTTTGAGAAGGTAGGAATTGTTGACCATAAAAACTAGGTGCTGCACCAGCCAACTGAGCTTGGGCTAATTGAGCCTGTTGTTGCATTGCTCTTTCTTGTTGATACTGTGATCCTGCAATATTGGATGTAATATCACCTAGAGACCGCCCATAAGCCTCTGTAGCAGTTCCTAATGCTCTTTCCATACTGCCACTACCCAATCGACCAGATCGACTGTAAAGGCTCGAAATGCCTGGCAATACTGCTTGGCTAAACTGTTGGGTTAATGGGCGAGTCGCTGCCTCCATCATCGCTTGTTGATAAGGATTGGCATTTAAAAACCCACCGGCAGCAGTCTGTCCGACTTGACCTAAAGATGCTTGATAAGCCTGTTGTGCCTGTTGTAGAACTGGAGACTGTTGGCGAGCAATAGCCTCTTGTTGGGCAATCGACTCAGTAGTTGCAGCCGATGGGCTTACATAGGTCTGACCAGGAAAGAACTCAGGTTGTTGTCCTGTTAAGAATAGACTCTGCGCCCTCTGCAAACCTTGGGTAAGGTATGGGAGTAACGCTGGATCAATTTGCGAGCTTGTAGTAGTTGTTGCCATAGTTTTATCCTACGATGATGTATTTATAAGTCATGCCTGATACTGTATTAGCTGGATGGCTAATGGTGGCACTTCCGTTGGTTACTGCTGATATATAAGGCATTGTAAAAAGATTACTGGTATAGCCATTCGATGATAGATAACTCATGGTGGCTATGATGCTTGGTGTTGCTGGTCTAGTAGGTGAAGTATCTGTACCAAAATGCTCAATCGTTACACCAATATCAGATGGTCTCCAAGCTAACTCTACATAATCGTTTTTCTCTAAACCAATAAAAAAGTTTAATGAGCCAATCATATGACTTGGAATGCCTGCACTTTTTCTTTGTGAGATACCAAATTTACTGTTTGATGCTGCTACATTAGTACCATTTTTTCTAAACCATACATCTACAAACTCAGGATCATTAACTGTGCTTTTAAACTGCACACTAAACTGAATGTTGTAGAGTCCAGAGTAACCTGCTGTTAGTTTCGTACTAGTTACTAGACTTGCACCTAAAGCATAGTCTGTAGTGCTAAACGACATAATATTAGCTGCTGATGTTGTCGTTGCTGCTTGATCTGTATCGTCTTGTACCGCTAAATAAGGGTAATACGCTGTAGCTGATGTATCGTCTGTTGCCATCAACAGAATGACAGAATCTACACCAATACGAGCATCTGTTAAGGTTGTAGTGCTTGCACCACCTGTTGCTAGAGTTACCGACCCTGTATTGTTAGTCTTGCCATTCATAATCCCATTGACTACCTCGGCTACTCCACGAGGATCGCTACCAAATGGGGGTAATGCTCTAAACATTATCTAGTTCCTAGAGGGCTTAAATCTATGTCCATTCCGACTGCTGATGTCCAGCTACCTGTAGGAGTTAATTGTAGACGATGATAGCGACCAATACCACGCACAGACACTCTATTTTCGGCATCTGCTGCTGATTGAGATCCAAAGGTTGTAGATTCTGACAAAAGCCTACGAGATAGCAAAGCCACGCTACCAGAGCCACCCTCAACAGTAGGTTTTACTAATGTAATAGATGAGGTAGATCCTGGCACTTCTATATCGCCTGTTTCTATATAAGCTGTAGCGTTAGAACCTGAAAAGGTAACAATCTTTGCACCATCCACACCGGCTAACTGTAATCTGCCACCAAGCCAAAGTCGGCTATCAAAGGTGGTCAAAATGGTGTCTAGGTTTCCATAGACATCCATGCCCTCTAAGGTAACAGCAGGGGTAGATGTCGATGCGATTCTATCTACAGTAGTCGTGCCACTTGTCCATCGTTGTGTCTGAAAGTTGTAGATTAACAAGCTATCAGGAGTAGCGGAACTATTAGAGGCATATGCCCAAATAATTAACTTCTTTGTTGGGTCTACCGCAGCAGACATAAGGTATAAAGTACCTTCATCTACATTATCAAAAAAGAACCTGTTAATTTTTTCGTTACCAATTGCAATAATCTGCTGTCCATCACAAGCGTAGAATCCATCATCGCCTAAGAAGAATGTTGTACCGCCATACTGAATAATTGAGTTAGCCTCGTAGCATCCTAAGTTTCTGCTGATGTTGTCAAACTGAAATATAAGTGGACTACCAACATATACCATACGATGAATAGAACGATCCATTAATATAAGACCATATTCACCGCCTGTAACACCGACTATAGATCCACCATCGGGAATATCTTGGAAGTCTGCTTGGGTTGTTGCTGATGCTGTCCAACTAGACTCATCTCCCAATGCTGACCATTGCACTCTGTTTGGATAACTAGATTGATAACCAGATACTACAAAGTCTCTTACTACTGTTACATATCTTGCTTCTGGTGCATCTGCTGCTAGGTTTGCAAATAAAGAAGAACTATTTAAGTTAAATCCCTGTAATTTATCAAAGCCATTAGCTGCAACAATTACATTACCAAATTGCGTAAATCTAAAACGCTGATCGGTAGGAGTTGTATAGTTTCCTGATTTGGACACATTGTTTAAATTTAATGTTCCAGAATCTAACTTAAATAACTTTGTAGAGCCACCAGCAAATACACTAGTAGCTCCTGCTGTTGTTTTGCCTGCAACAACATTGTTTAGGTTCTCAGATGCTGAGTTCGAGTAATTTACTACTGTAGGCAATGCACCATACCCAACGAGTTTAGAGTAAACATTCTCTGCTCGTCTTAGACCATTAGTAATACCTGGCTGATCTGGAGTCCACTCCCCGAAATTTATTCTACTTATTGCCATTGTGAGTTTCCGCTAGATATATTTGACCAAGTTGTCGTTGTAGCTGTAATAGCTGTCCAAGACTCTGAGCCTGCTGTCTCTGCTGTCCATGTTGTAGTGCTTGCTGATATACCTGTCCAAGCCTCTGATCCTGCTGTCTCGTCTGTCCAATTATCGCCTAATACATTACCACTTGCGACTGCTGTGGCATTTGCTGTAATAACTGCATTAGCAGAATAAACTGCTTGTGCTTGTGCATCTACATACGCATTGGCAATAATAAAGCCTTCTCCTGCGTACTCTACACCACCAAGTGCTGTTACTGTTGCTGTGCCTGTTATTTCTGCAACAGATGTTCTAACCCGAATAGCCTCAGACTCTGCACTTGCATTGCCTGTAATTGTCGCATCACCTGTTCTAACTCGAATACCTGTACTTGCCACACTTGCTTCTGCATCGACAGTAGCAGATCCGACCAGTATTCCGTTTCCTGTTGCATTAACTGTTGCTGTTCCATTTACTATTCCTTCGCCTACCAATACTCTTACAGCTTCTGCTGTTACTGAGGCATTGGCTGTTATGTCTGCCGATGATGTACGGATAGCAGATCCACTAGCGACTACTGTTGCATCTGCGCTTATGTCTGCACTAGCATTTCTTGTTCTTTGTCCTGCTGCAACAACAGAAGCATCTGCTGTAACAAGTGCCTCACCTGTGCGTTGGCGAACACCATCCGCGCTAACTGTAGCATCTGCTGTAATAGATGCAGAGGGGAACTTAACACACAGAGTAGTCCATACAGGATCATCAAACGAGATATTGAGTTGGTCTAGATTCCCAAGGGAATCCATGTCCTCTAATCTCCAATTACCGCATACTTCGTCTGTTTCCCAAGTATGATCGAATGAGTATGGTACTTGCTCTAAAGTCCCGAACTGATCTAACTGTTCGAGAGTTAATGCCATTAGGCTAGGGTAACTGAAAGGCTACCAGATGCAATCTTAAAGATGTCTCCTGTATCAATAGCTTTTGATGTTGTCAAAGGCGTGTGATACAAAAGATTTCCAGTAGTCAAAGCATCCAAGATACCGATATGACTAATTGTTCCCCAAGATGTTGTAGCTTGGTCAAAGGTAATGTCGGCTGTAGTTACGCTTGCACCATTAGAAGGCGCGCCAAAAGTAGCAGATTTACGAGCATAAGAACCACCAGTACACTCTGTTCCTGTATTAGCATCTGTTGGGTCGCTAGTATAGAGACCAACATAGACTACAGAAGGAGAGGTAAAGGTTGTT